TAAGATTATACAGTCATTACTTAAACTGTTGCAAAAAAACAACAGTGAAATAATTAATTTGAATATTCAGATTGATGACTTGACAGATAAATTAAACGCAGCTACTGCTGTAGAAAAGAAAGAAGATGAAGAGAAAAATATTCGAACTGTACGAGCCGACAAGCCTAACTGATTTTCTAGAATTTAAAAAAGAAAATCCGGATGAAACTTTCGTGTATGTGCTACAACATCCGCCACGTAATGTGAATATATTACAGGCAAGTGATTATGGTTACTTGGTAATTTGTTTACAACAATACAGTCAAGCGGTAATATCAATAGCACCATTTATAAGAAAGATGAAAAAGTGTTTGCAGCAAATGACGGACAAAGATTATATACTGGGTCTTGGTGATCCGGCTATAATAGGTATATCAACAGCGATAGCTAGTGATATTACAAACGGACAATTTAAATTTTTAAAGTGGGATAGACAGGAGATGTGTTATTATCCACTAGATGTAGATATTTATCAGAAAGGAATATAATGGATAACATAACTTTAGAAGATTTAGAACAAGACCAGCAAGAGGTTATTGAAAAAACAGATATCAATACACTAGCCTCTTATTGTAAAGAGTTACAAACTTTTCAAAACGAAATAGAAAAGTTAGAAGAATTATTAAAATATAAAAAAGATCAAGCAGACAAGATTGGTTCAGAGATAATACCGAACCTGCTCGCAGAGCAGGGTCTATCATCTTTGAAATTAGCTGATGGCAGCTCTGTGGATGTAAAGAAATCATACAACTGCACCATTAGAAAAGATCAAATGGAATCAGCTTACAACTGGCTTCGTGAGAACGGACTGGGTGACATCATTAAAAATGAAGTTGCCGTAAGGTTCGGGAAGGGCGAGGATAACAAGGCGGAGCAATTGCTTAACCTTGCAGTGCAAGAGGGTTACGAGCCCTCGCAAAGATCAAAGGTAGAACCTATGACTTTGAAAGCACTTTACAGAGAGCGTGTCGAGGCCGGCCTCGACATGCCCTCACAATTCTTTCACACTTTTGTGAAGGATCAAACAAAACTAGGCCGGAAATCATGAACAAGGAGAAAAGAAACATGAACCAAGTAGCAAAAAAAGAAAACTCAAGCGTAGCTTTGACTAGCATGTTTGAGCAAGACCAAGCTGGCGGCATGGAGGGAATGGGTAGTGGCGATTTTGCCATGCCTTTCCTAAGAGTGTTGGGTCAGCTGTCTCCAGAGGTAAACAAAAGAGACGCAAAATACGTCGATGGAGCTGAGCCGGGTATGATATTCAATACCGTGACTAGGCAGACATATGATGGTGAGAAGGGTGTCAACGTAATACCATGCGGTTACAAGCGTGAATACGTTGAATGGTCAGATCGTGGTGAGGGCACAAGTGCTCCCATTGCAATACACTCAGTCGATAGTGGTATCATAAAAGAAACTACTAGAGGCTCTGACTACAAAGATAGACTAGCAAATGGTAACTATCTAGAGAACACGGCATCATACTTCGTGATGCTGGAGGACATGCAACAAGCATTGATCACTATGAAATCAACGCAGTTAAAAGTTAGTAGGTCGTGGAACTCTATGATGAACAGCATCAAGCTGAAGGGCAAGAATGGCTTGTTCACACCAGCTGCTTACAGTCACGTGTATAATCTTAGCACAGTGCAACAATCAAATGACAAGGGGACTTGGTTTGGTTGGAACGTGGCTAAGATAGGTCCTGTGCAAGACAAGAACTTGTACGAGGCCGCAAAACAGTTTGCTTCGAATGTGGGTAACGTTCAAGTAAAGCATGGTGAAACAGAAACCAAATCTAAAGAAGAGGTGCCGTTTTAACATGAAGAAGGAGACGCGTAAGTTTATCCCCCCTTATGCGTCTCTGACGTTTGATGAGGTGTGGCTTGCAGAAGACGAGCTTTGGGATATTAGTTTGAAAGAATCTAAAAAACAAAAGCAGGAGAGGTTAGAAAGAATAAATGAAAAGAACATGTCCAACATGCAAAAAGGAATTTCAAATAACAAAGTGGCAAAAGACTAAAGTATATTGCTCTGGTCCTTGTAGTGGCGGTAGCTACAAAGTGTGGAATGAAAAAACAAGGAAAGCTAAAAAGTGAAATTCAAAGAAATATTTCAAGGCAACAACAGTGCCTATGGTCAACTAATTTTATCTGGTTCAAAAACAGACAAAGGTAAAGCAGAGGGTAAAGCTTTTATAAAAAGACAACCAATCACTGATAATTTATGGCAGGATCATTTAGAGGGTAAAGACCCAGCTCTTGGTGTCATACCGATAAATGAGAACAACGAATGTAAATGGGGATGCATAGACGTTGATCAATATAATTTAGATCATTTAAATATAATGCGTAACATAAAAGGCATGGGGTTTCCGTTGGTGACCTTTAGATCAAAGTCTGGTGGTGCACATTTATTTTTATTTACTAAAGAATTTATTCCTGCTGCATTGATGCAGTCAAAGTTGAAAGAGATGGCGGACGCGCTGGGTTACGCGGGTAGTGAGATATTTCCGAAACAAACTGAAATATTATCTGATCGGGGTGACACAGGTAATTTTTTAAATCTACCTTATCACGGTGGCACTAGAGGTTTAAGATATACATTTGAAGCAGGTGGCAAGGCTGCTAGTTTAGAATCATTCTATTCTATATATGACGAGTGGGTACAAACAAGAGAAGAAGTAGAGTCCATAACAATAAGTAAGAAGACAGTTGTAAAAGAGGTTTTTGATAATGGTCCACCTTGTTTAAATACTTTAGCGGAGCAAGGTTTTGGAGAGGGTTCCAGAAACAATGCATTATTTAATATAGCTGTGTATTGTAAAAAAGTTTTTGACGATTGGGAAAATAAAGTCGGACAGTATAATCAAGAATATATGGACCCGCCTTTGAGTTATCAAGAGGTTCAGCTGGTTATCAAATCGATGACCAAAAAAGGTTACGACAAATACAGGTGTAAAGAACAACCAATATGTGGAGTGTGCAACGCTGCTAAATGTAGAACAAAAAAGTTTGGTGTTGGTTTTGAAGATGAAGAGATGCCAGAGCTAGACACCTTGACAAAAATTAAATCTAACCCACCACAGTGGTTTCTAAACGTGTCAGGAAAAAGAGTTGAGTTAAAGACAGAGCAATTACACAACCCTAATCTATTTGCCATAGCTGTGTTGGATCAGGCAAACGTAGTGTCACCAATTCCAAAAGCAAAAGATTGGAGGGAGGTTTATCTAAAAATGTTAATGCAAAATTTACAAGAGATAGAACCGTTGGAGTCTTTGAATCCTAAAAACCAAATAATAAATTTATTGTATGACTTTACAGTCAATGGACCACAAGCCAGAACAAAAGAGGACTTAACCAGAAAACTTCCATGGACGCAAGACGAGTCAACCTGTTTTAGGTTGGACGATTTTTATTCTTTTTGTAAACGAAATAACTGGGAAATGGACAAGACAAAAACAGGTAACTTAATAAAACAGCTAGATTTTTTCATGGATGAGTCAAGAATAACTTTAGAGAAATCAACACCACGTGTAATTAAAATAAAAGCTATGAAAGAGAAAAGAGAAAAAAGACAAGATGTTACATATCAGGAGACACCATTCTAATGTCACAAATAGTTTTTGATTTTATTCAAGAGGAGGATCAACGTAATAACGTTCTTAAAGTAGACGTTCATGAGATAAAACACCCTCGATTACCTGAAAAATATGGTTTACGTTTTCCTCAAACTTTTACAAAAGGTAGATTCATATTGCATAGCACCGGAGGAAGTAATATTTATTTGCAAAAGTATGGTCGTAATTTTCCATATCTTTTAGACACACACAAAGGCAAAGTGGTGTCTCTTACTTTTATTGGTGATGGCACTGAATATTTGTGTTGGAACGTACGTGCTGGAGTAGATAAGCCCACCATAAAAATGAGATGTCACACTCTATGTGGAGCTGCCTTTTTAATTAATAAAAATCCCAAAGTTTTAAGAATAGTCGATCATGTAGATCAAGATAAAAAGAACTTTCAATTAAATAATCTTAGATGGCTGTCTGATAGTGATAGCGCAAAAAATGTAGACAGAAATAGATACAAACAAATGAGACTTGATTTAATAGAGGAAGGTAAGGAGTGAAGACAATAATACTAGGACCACCAGGAACAGGTAAAACTACGACACTATTAAACTTAGTAGATGATTTTTTACGCGCAGGTGTTGACATAAAAAAGATAGGGTACTTTTCTTTTACAAAGAAAGCTGCATACGAAGCTATCAGTAGGGCAGAAGAAAGATTTATGTTAGACAGAAAAGAGATACCTTATTTCAGAACTCTACATTCATTGGCTTTTCAGATGCTGGGTGCAAAAAAAGAAAACGTCATGGGTCATTCAGACTACAGAGATTTTGGTTTGAAGTGTGGTATACCCATTAAGTCTGCATGGTATCAGGACGGAGATGGTTATTTTAATTCTGATAATGAATATTTAAGAATAATAAACAGAGCAAAAGTTACAGAAAAAGATGTATTGGATGTGTACGATATGAAAGAGCACTCTCTAGACATTGAACGTGATCTGTTGTATTTTTTGGATCAAGAACTCACAAAATATAAACAAGAGAAAGGTTTAATCGATTACAATGACATGGTTTCAAAATTTATTGAACGAGATATTTCGCCGTCTCTCGACGTATTATTTATTGACGAAGCACAGGACCTCTCACCTTTGCAATGGCGAATGGTCCGGACTTTATGGGCGAAAGCAAACAAAACCTACATTGCAGGGGACGATGATCAAGCTATATTTAGATGGGCTGGCGCTGATGTTGATACTTTTATCGCACTTAAAGAAGAGGTAGATCACATAGACACACTAAGTCAATCACACAGAATACCTGGTGGACCAATACACGAACTTTCTCAAGACATAATACGTAATGTTTCAAAAAGATACGACAAACATTACATGCCTAGACAAGAGATGGGTGATCTTACAAGATACTCTGACGTCACACAGGTGGACATGTCACATGGAGAATGGTTGGTGTTGACAAGTGCAAATCATTTTTTAGATAAGATAAAAGAGTTTTGTGAGCTGCAGGGTTGGTATTATTCTCACAAACATAAAAACTCTATTAAATTAGATTTATTGTTAGCCATACAAACGTGGGAGAAGTGGAGACAGTTTGAACACGATTTACCACCAGCATCCATTAGAAATATTTATTCTTATCTTGGTGACAATGTAACCAAAGGTTATCGCACGGGTAAGACGATGAGCGATGAAGAAACTTATTACATTGAAGAGTGTATCGCGGATCATGGATTACAAACAAAAGATGTTTGGTACAAAGCTTTTGCAGGACTAGACCCGATGACAGAAAACTACATTAGAAACATGTTGGCTAACAGAGAAAAAATTTCACAAACACCACGCATAACACTATCAACAATACATGGAGCAAAAGGAGGTGAGGCTGATAATGTATTACTTTTACCTGATATTACTAAGTCTGCTGCTGACCACAATGATATCGATCCAGATGAATTACACCGTCTATTCTATGTCGCTGTAACCAGAGCAAAAAAATCTTTACACATATTAGAACCAAAGAATTACGACAGGGCGTACATGTTGTGAGATTTCATGAACACATAAAAGGTGACAAAGCAGAATACATTGCTGCAATGTGGTTGTGGGATCAAGGTTATTTAGTTTGTAGGAACATGTCACAGCAAGGGCCAGTTGATCTGGTTGCAATAAAAGAGCACGAGGTTATACTGATAGATGTAAAATCAGAATGCAGAAGAAAGAGAGACGGATACAAAATTAACAGATCACTTACACCAATACAAAAAAATCTTGGTGTAAATATTTTAAACGTAAATGTAGAAACAGGAGAATGCACATATGTCTAATCCATATGATGACCAGGTCGGTGGCGACCACTATAAAAAATATAAGATACAGCCTAGCGAATTCATCAATAAAAACAAATTGTTATTCGCTGAAGGATCTGCTATAAAGTATATAGTTAGACATCAAGATAAGGGAGGCAAAGAGAGCCTCG